CGGCTTACGAACTCGGAAAGAAGGAAAAAGAAATGATGGAACCTAAGCGCATCGAAGATAAAAGCGAGAAGCTCTACAACTTTAACTTCGAGAAGTTCGACAAGATGATGGATGATGCTATTGAAATCCTCTATCCAGAAGAAGTCGACGAGTGCAAGGGATATGTCATGCTTGCAGTAAAGCATGATGAGACATTCCCTATGGGAATCATCCTGTACAAGCCACCTGAATCTGATATTGAAAAAGAAGCTTTAAAAGCTCACCTTCGTAAGTTTATCGAGAACCTCGATGAGTAACTTCAAAGTAGGCGATAGGATTCGCCTAAAGAAACGACCAGGTATCTACTGGGAAGTAGTGCAGGAACTTCCATTAACAGGTGAGCTCCTAGTTCTCCGCAAGTATAACGTCGATAAGTTCATGTACCGATTGGTACCTGACGAGCCGACGATGTACACCAAAGAATAGTTAGAAAGGAAAAGACATGGAAGAGATCAGGGTAACTATTGCACCAAGTTTGCTCAACAACTGGTGCCAGATTGTTCGAGCTAGGCTCTCGGAGTTTCAATGCCTAGTAAGAATCGGGAAGAAAGACCAAGCTCTTGAATCCCTGGCAGATATTGAGGATGCTCTATCAACGCTTGCTGTTATGGCTAAGGAGGTCAACAATGATTAACGAAGAACTGGTTAATGACATCCTTAACACCGTGCCAACCGGAGCTAGGTGCTGCTACACAGGACAGTCCATCCTGGCTTACGTCGATGAGCCAACCTTCAGCTGGGATGAGGTGAACACCTGGGAGAATGAAACAGACTTGGATCTGTTCGCATACTCGCCACAGTCTCAGGCCGCTCTCATCCAGGCGTTCCTGTCCGACGGATGGGAACCCGAAAACTCAATCGAAAAGTTCAAGGCTGATCGAGTGAGGTTCTGGGATCCTGGTAAGTACAACCTGCAAACGGTTAAGCTTATCAAGGATGGTTATCCCGAGCTCAACATCAGTTGGCGAAAAGGATGTGAAGATTGTCTTGACGTCATCAAAGGGTTTGACATGGATTACCTAATGGTATCGATGGACGTAGATAAGAGAGTCTTCGCAGATCTGAGACCGAAGAATAAACGAATTGCTCACGTCAATAAGTTGAACCCACACTTCAATCCATACGACGCCGAACCATCCTATTGGTATCGTCAGTTCGACCGCTGCCCGAAAGGTTGGAGTCGAGGTATCGATACCCGTCCAGTCGCAGAACAGTATATCGAATGGATCGAGACATCTCTGAAGATTGGAGATAAAGGAGCTGCATCCAAGACACGAGAGTATAAGAACCGTGCTATGATGGATGCCATAGCTCCACTGATTGAGCATGGTATGGATCAGGAAGTAGCCGAGCTTATCTATAAGATGAGCTATGGTCAGAACTCCTCCTGGGAAGCAACCAAGCTCAAGCATACTGTAATGATTAACCGCATTAAGCAATGGCTTGATGCTGTTAATAAGGAAGAGAAGTAAACAGAAAGGAACAACCATGCAGTTCGTAAACAAGAAGGACATCGAGTTCAAGCGCGGATACTTTGTCGTGGATAACAAGATTATGATGCCTTCGACAGATGTCATCGCGGAGGTAAACAGACTTTCCGACCTGAACGATGTCATGAATTTTATCGATGATAATCTCGATGAGATTAAGGCGGCATCGGAGAAGAAAGAGATGCCCAAGTTTACGCCTAAGGCTAAGGTCTCGATCAAGCAGACGCTTGAAACACCGACGCTTGATGAATACGTTGACAAGATCTCAACCATCATGGATGAGATCGAGTCGACAACAATCTTAACTAAGACAGATAAGATCGCTGAAAATTTCTTCGCTGATCTTCTTGAGTTCGCTCATGAAGATGACGTCTTGTTGACAGAGGATTTCAATCCGACTCGTAAGATGAAGATGAATCCTCTGAATATAAACGACGAAGAGATCATTGATTTTATCAATACAGTTCTCAAAGCAAAGGACTACATCGCAGCTGTTGCGCCACGTGTTGCTGATATGTTCCGCGAACTCTGGTACTAACTAGTTCAATTGAAGGAAGCCTGGCAAATGATGCTGGGCTTCCTTCTTCTACGGAAAGGAAAGAACAGATGAGAATGTTAGAGACTCCGTTTGAGCTATCCCAAAGAGGTGTGACCTGGCCGAAGATTGTCCTCGTCGGTCCACATGAGAAGCCACCTGAGGGAATCCCCTACCTCAGATGGGATGACGACTCGGATAAGATTCTGATCTTCAGGCTCATGCTTCCAATGCTAGAGGAGAAGTTCGGCTTCTTCAAATGGCGTTCTATCTATGCTGAGATGGTAGGTAAAAAATATACTCCTGTTAAGCTTAACTACGATCCGCCGAAAGAGGATCATGGTAACAACTCTTACCATGAATCTACCGAGGGAACTTGCGACAAGACTCTCGAAGAGTTAGCCATGGATACTGGCAGCTCTGTTGACATGGACTTGCTTCTCAAGATGAGGCTTGTGCCAAAGTTCTTCGGCGAGCTGGCAGATGTTATCAAGGTGAATCTGACCAACAGCTATCAGTGGACTGATGGCTATAACAAGAAGCTTGGTATCTGCTGCGGCTATCTTGAAGAGAAACCGAGGAAAAGATCTTTGGTTATCCTTGATATCTCATCGAGTATTCCCGATGGCTTGAGTGCTGGCATGATGACCCTCATCAAGACCATCACCGACATCACTAATGCAGACTTGATTCTGACTGGAGGAATCTCCAGGTTCTATACGAACGAGGAAGTTCTGAAAATGGATATCAAGAAAGAGCGAAAAGAGATTCCTCGTAGTAATGAATCCAAATACTTCAGAAGGATTCTGAAAAAGAACAACATGGACTACGATGTTGTTATCTCGTTCGGAGATTCCGACAACCCTGGATGGATTAACATTGAACAGAAGATCAATACGAAGCATCTCTATGATTTCTTCATCGGAGAGTACGATATCTATGGTTGTAAGTACACCAATGGTACCGGCTATGCAAGATGGGTTACTGATAACTGCCCGAATGTTGAAGTCCATCGTTGCTACGATTGGGCAAAGCTGTTCAAGAAGCATTACTGTTATGAATAAAAGTAAGGCGAAGGGCACCAGAGCCGAAACTAATCTGGTAAAGTATCTTGAAAGTGCAGGGCTGGAAGCCTTTCGCCAAGCTCTGCACGGCAGCTTAGACCAAGGAGACGTTCTCCTCAGGATGTACGATGGGAACATCTGCACCGAGGAGATCGTCTTTGAAGTGAAGACAGGAAAGCAGACAGCTTCAATCAGCCGCAAGGTTAAAGAGGAATGGCTGAAGCAAACACGAACCGAGATGCACAATGCTAAGGTTCGCAAGGCTTACCTGGTTATTGCGAAGTGGCAAACAAGTATCAATGATTGGGAAGTATGGAGTGCCGACGGGCATTCCTTCTGGTACCTCAACCACTTCGTGAACTATATCAAGACACATGGAAAGAAGGTTAGAAAAAGTGAGGAACATCAAAACATACTTGGACATCCTGGATCAGCATCGCGATGAGATGGCTCTTGCATTGATGAGCGATCCGGGATTGTCAAAAACCTCGCAATGTAAACAATGGTGCGAGGAACACGGACGGCAATACTTCGAGTTCATCACCAGTCAGAGGATGCCATCCGAGATTTCGGGCATGGCTATGCCTGATGCAGACACGAAGCGTATGAAGATATACGACTTCGATTACTTGCTCGATATGAAGGACGGAGATGTCCTTGCATTCGACGAGTTCACAAATGGAAACATCATGACTCTCAATGCGTGCCTGACTCTGATTCAGGAACGCAACATGATATCAGGTAGGAAACTTCCAAGCATCCTCATCGTAGCCATGGGTAATCCACAGGGTAAATGCGATATGCTTCCACAAACCAAGCAGAGGTTCCTATGGCTTAACGTCAAGTTCGATGAGGATACTTGGTGCGAATGGATAAAGAAGGAACTCAATGTAGTCCCAACGCAGAAACTCATCGACATAATCAAGAGCACATATAAAAATGGATTCGGGGTTTCAGAATACAACTATATGACAGCCAGAACAATAACCAATCTGTTGAAACTGGCGAAGACAGTTGATAGGTCTAATGCTATTTGGTTCAACATGTATGGAGTAAACTCAGGTCTTATTGATGAATTGTATGCTTCGATCAATAACAATCAGAATGACTTTGAAGACTTGGAACTTCTGAAGTATGGTCTGTGCGTGATTATCCAATCGCTTACTCATGAACAGAACGTAAACCTCAATTCTCTTAATAAGATAAGAGTATGGATACAAGAGTGCAAGACGATGTCTGACATTAAGAGTACATTGAAGAATATTGAGGAATCATCGAATCCACCTGATACGCATACATTGTTTCTTGAGCGCATTAAGAGTGATGCAACTGAGAACATAGCGGATATGAACAAGCTTGTAAAAGCTTTGACTCATATCTCAAAGTCGGGAGGATATAGTTTGTCCTCCATAGTTGAGCTTCGCGCTGCAATCAAGAACAGGGTACCGAACGAAGGAACTAAGGAACTGCTCAAAGATTGCCTCAATGGAACGTACAACGATGTTGGACTCAGGCTTTATGGCTATGTAACTACCAAAGGTATCTTGAATAAACCAGAGAAGCAAGAGGGGAGCGAAGATGCTTGATTGGAGAAACTTGTTCGCTTTCGGAGAATCTCCCTACTTCGCTATGTATCGATGCGGATTGAACGGGATCCCTCTGGATGATGTTCTTGATCAGCTCCGTCAGCTCAACATCCCTGTTCGAGAAAAGGATATACGAAACTATAACGATGGTTCATTCAAACGTAGTTTCGTAAGACCTCAATCGAACTTCAACCCAACTATCAGGAAGCCGACAGCAGCACAGCAGGTGATGCAATCAAAGCTGTCTGATCTGAAGAAGCTTCCTGATGGTTGGAAGGGTACCGACAAGCGATGGTTCCCATGCTCATGGGATAACAAGCCCATGATGAAATGGGGGTACAGCAAAGATTATATTCCTAGTCTGTACACCAGGGATGCAGCCGTCGCCTTGTCGGACTGCGGTTACGTCGGACAGAACATGTATGCTCAGCCGTTCATTGTCATTGACATTGACGGCGAAGGACATGGTACGTTCGACGAGAGGACGATTGCATGGGGAGAGAAGTACAGAAACATCACTGAATGTTGGAGCCATCCATCAAAACCTGGAAGCTTTCACCTGTACTTCTCAACACCGCACATCGTACCGATATCGCATTTCCCATATGCACATATCGACCTTATGGGAAACCAAACGAACGCGGCTGTCTATACGAAAGTTAAGCAGTCCAACGGTATCAATCGGTTGATGCTGACCGATGAGATATGGAACGACCTCAAGACATACGTACAAATGAGAAAGGAAGAGAGGAACAAATGAGTCTGTACGATTTCATCATGAGCCAAGGGTTCACCAAGGAAGACTGGGCAGAACTTGGCAAGGGCAACATCACTGACAACGACATCATCGAAGCTATGTTGGCAGAAGGATACGAAGGGATCTCGGAATAATGGATTGGAACAAGTACAAAGAGAAAATAGAAAACTATCCTGACTCGTTCACTGAAGGACGACGCAACGACGACCTGGTCAATTGGACCTTAGCATATATTGCAACATATGATTTCAGCAATCCTATATCCAAACAGATTTGCGTTGATGACTTCGAGCAATTCATGCTCGGACTTCGAGATAAACAAATAGATGATCTGAACGATTATGATTGGAAAGACAAAATCAAAAGAGTTGCAGACTACTATCTTGAAGAAGATCTTGAAACTCTCGAATCTCTGCTCATCGATGTAGAGTACAATTAGTAAACCCTATAGAAAGGAAAAGAAACATGGCACTCAATCCTGGACAAAGCTCTAACCGCAATGAGCACAATTGGAATTATTCTCGACCCAATCAGCCTGGGTTCTCTACCGAACTGATTGGCACGGTAGTTGCCATTCAGGAAGTGCAGGCGATGAACTTCGGTCAGCACGGTCCGACGACTCCGAAGTTCTGGCCGAATGGGAACCCGGTCTGGAATATCCGTATCACGCTTTGCGGACCGAGCGGCGGCTATCGAACCTTCACCTTCGCAGAAGCAGGCAAGGCGCAGCGTGAAGGTAAGAAGCCTTCGGTGCATATCGATCTGTTCAAGATCGCAGGCGGCGAGGATATGATGAACCTTATTGGTAAGACAATTCGGATCTCTACGGTACAACCGCCTCAGGGATTCAGCTATGGCTCTGGCAATCCTCGACCCTGGACGGTAGAGGAAGTGCAGGCGGGACCGTATCAGTTGAGAGAGGAACTACCTTCCTATCTCACCGTGCCCCAATTGCTCGCCGATGATGGTGCGCACGGCGGTGTCGTTGCTGCTCCCACTGCCTCCACTGCCCCCGCGGTCTCCATGCCTAATCCGGTCATGCAGCCGCAGGTAGGATACTCTCCTGCTCCGACGCAGGTTCAGTATCAGCAGACGCCGCAGCAGGTAAGTGTTAATGCTGCTGACATTCCTGTAGATACGGGGTTCGCTCAGTCTCAGCCTACGGGATATGCACCGCAGGTCGATCCGGGTACTCCGGTTCCCATGTCTGTCTATGACAATGACATCCCGTTCTAATCGGTAACTGCAAGTAACACGAAGGGCTCGGTCGATAATACGACTGGGCCCTTTTTTAGATTAAGGAGATAAGATTATGTGGAGACACGTGGTCGATAAGGAATGGATGATGGCTAGAACGCATTACCTAACAGCTTCTAGCATCAAGAATATCCTGCCTGTAACTGAGACAGGACGAAAGAGATCGCAGGTTCAGATAGAAGCGAACATGATGAAGATAGCTTCTAGCTTTTCGACAGAATATATCTCGGATGAAGATTGTGTTGCTACAGGTATGGCAGCCAGAGGTCATTTGCTTGAACCTATTGCTATAGAGGAAGCAAATAGGGGAGCAAATCTTGGTTTGTATCATTGGGACGACATCATCCTAGTTAAGGATTTTCTTGGTTGGTCTCCTGATGCTATGTCGATTCCGCAAACAAAGAAGACAGCTTTGTATGATATCAAGAAAGACGGAGAGCCATGCCCAACAAACATTGGTGAAGTCAAAAGTTACGGTATGGAACGACATATGGTCTCAGTCCATACTGATAAGAAAGATTGTCCTGAGCGATGGCAACTTGCTGTAGGTATGGCTTTGCTCAATAATTGCCAATTTGCTAATTTGATATTCTTCAATCCTGATTCTAGTGTTAGGCTTGCTATTAAGACTTATAGTAGGCAAGATCTTGAAGAAGAGATCAAGATGGTTAAAGAAGCAGAGAATTCATTCAAAGAATTCCTATATGACGAAAATCGTTTAGGAGTTGAAAAGACAAACGACTTCTATGAGTTTAATACCGAAACCGCAAAGAACTCCGACTATTATATGAACAAGTTCATGAAGGAAAAAAGAATGAATATTTAACTTTTAGGGTCGTCCTTATGGACGGCCCTATTTTTTTTCATGCTATAATAAACTACATGTTTACTACATGGTTAGTCGAAAGGTGGTAAAGGAATGACAGCTTTGAAGAAGGAAGAGCTGGAGCGGATGGAGGAGCGTGCTGGCTTAGAGCCGGACGGACTCACCTATCAGCAAAGATGCAGTCGAATCACAGCGTACCTCAAAGGCGAGGATTGGGAACCTCAAACCAAGAAGCCAAAGAAAGCATTGGATAAAGACCCTCGACACCATCCACTGTACGGGAAGAAGATCCTCATCACACCGATGATGGTGCCCGACGCGAAACGCAATATTGCCTACGACGAGCAGGTCGGCCATGACATCATCGTCCGCGAGACCAACGCAGGCGACCGCATCTACGGTGCTCCTGAAGAAGTAGACCGCATGGTCGGAGACTATGAGATCCTGCGAGAGGACACCTCGAAGCCTGTCTATGCTAAGACCACGTTCCCTAAGATCGGAACCGAAATCAGCTTCACGCCTGGTCTGCACAAGATGCCTGTACCTGTTGTCCTGGGCAATGATGGACAGACTGGTTACCTGTGGTCGTTCCCAACCCAGCTTGTGCAGGTAGAGGACACGATGATCCAGCTGTTCGGGTTGAAAACCCTTATCACCCAGCTTGCTCCCGAACTGCTCCCTAAGTTCAGTGGCAAGCCTATTATGAGCTACATCGATGGCGTGACCTTGGCTGCCTCGATTCCTTTGACTGACGCCGAATGGGAGAAGTGGCGTCGCCAGAAGCTTATCGATGAACGCGCTGGCATCTACTAATAAGCAGTTCGCAGCGTGGGTCGATGAGGAATGCAGGCACTTGGATCTTGTGGCTAGCTGGAACACACTGGTCGAGCAATATGATTCCTGTAGGTTCACCGATGGAATCACAGACCAGCAGAGATTGATGGAGTTCAAGCAAGTCATCAAGGAAACCAACAAGTTCCTGACCCGCATGAGGAACGCGCTCGGCAAGGTGGCCGATATTGATTCGGCAATCGAGGTGCTTATTAAGCAGTTCGATTCCAAGGACACCGAGAACATTGTCGAGCGCTGGCAGCTACTGTACAACATGCTGAAGCAAAGCTGGATCAGAACACATATCCAGCAGTTGCAAGACATGAACGATCAGAGAGAGGAACAAGATGAATGGAATCGATGAAAAGCTGGATGCAAAAAAAGATGAAGCTCCTGCGATTGATTCGTGGGAGGCGGCGTTTGCAGCGCTGGAACAAAGAAATAAGAAAGAACCTGAAGAGACTCCAGCCGATCGAGACGGACAGCCTGATGCAGGAGAGTCCGGACAAGCAGAAGGTACCAGTGGAAGTGATGCCGAAGCTGTGGCTCAAGGCCAGCCCGATGATGCACAGCTGGATGGCACGGACACTGGAGGAAGCGGCGCTGTTGACGGAACAGCTGGAGAAGCAGTTTCAGAGTTTGATTACTCAGCTGAGGAAGTAAATGAAACCATCTCGTCCATCGAGTCGTCCATCGAGGACCAGGCTGTAAGCGATGTCGCCAATGCGATGAAGGCTTCTGGTAAGATCCGAGTCACTCGTGATGGCAAGCTCGGTGCATCCATCAACGACCCTGACATCTACACCAAGGACGAGGACGGTGTACCTACTTACATCAATCCTGAGACTGGGCGTCCGTTCACTGGCGACAATCCTCGTGCCCAGGCGAAACAGTGGGTCGATGACTACAACGCCGAGCTTGAGCAGGCTTTCAACAAGATCGCGAAGCAGCGCATCGATGAGCTCAAGAAGGAGAATGAGCCTATCGTTCGCACGCTCAAGTTCGCTGATACCTACAAGAAACTCAACGATGTACAGCGCGATATGCTTGATTCCCTCATTGAGGACTACGAGGTAAAGGACGAGGAAGGCAACGCCATCGGCTACAGCTGCGACCTTGACAAGGCACTAGCACAGGTCAACCGTCAGATCTCCAAGCTGACCGAACGAGGCAAGGCTCTCCATCCTAAGCAGGAGAAACCTGCACCGACTGAGCCTGCTCTCGACATGCCTCAGTCCACAGGCTCAAGCGAGAACAAACCTCCTGAATTCAAGAGCCTGGCAGAGGCAATGGAATGGTCACAGAACCAGCAACTCAAGCAGAGGAAGGGTCGCTAATGGTTTTCAAGATCGAGCAAGTTCTCATTCAGACTGACAATGGAATTAGGGAAGCTTACCGTATTAGGCCGGTAGAGAATCAGAACGTCAAGTTGTTTGCAACGAAGAAGGAAGCTTTGGATTACCTGAATGCTAGCATTGATCCGAACTATGAACCAAAGGAACCAAGCTATGACAACTGAGAAGCAGCTCCGCTATAAGATTCAAGAGTCGGTCGGTTCTAATCGCGAGCGCAAGTTCCGAGTCTACATCGGTGAAACGCTTATGGCAGACGGGCTTGTTATCGGCAACGAGGAATGGAAGCACATTACTGATTGTGCTACACGGCAAGAAGCCATCGACTATATAAATGAAATTAGAGAAGGAGATTAAGCTATGACGAACGAGACGAAGAAACAGTCTAAGGCACCTCAGACTAAATCTGAGACCAAGGTTGCAGTCAAGAAGAACACTGAGGCTACCATCAAGAAAATTTCCATTAAAAAGGATCTAGAGGCTCAGAAGAAGGCTGCTATTGAGAACCTCAAAAAGAAGCAGGAGGCTACCGAGAAGCAGTTCCTGGCCCGTGTGAACAACATGGCGTCCTCCTTCGAGACTGTTAACGGCTGGCTTGAGAGCAAGCGTCTGCTCGCAGAGGTGCTTGAGCATACCAAGTACGGACAGGAGGTCGCGTTCGCTGATGCAGCAAACATTGCTTGTCGTACGGTTGATTTGCTTCATGGCATCGCAGATCGATTCGAGGCGATCGAAAGCGTTGAAGAGTACAAGGACTTCTTCGATTCTATGATCGATCACAAGTTCAACGAGCAGGACGAGACCACGATCATGGACATTGCCATGGAAGCCGTCATGCTCAACATCGCCCGCACTTTGGACGGACAGCTTCAGGAAGCGTACCACTTCAATGAGGACGCTAAGGAAGCTATTGCCAAGCTTGACGAGCAGATTAGCAAAGCGGAGTAACTATGGCCGAGGGACTCAAGGTCCCGATGTACTACGAGCCCAGGCCCTATCAGCGGGATGCCTGGGCTCGCCGCTTATCGGGGCAATTCGATTACTATTTCAAGATCTGGGGACGACAAGAAGGAAAGGATACCGACGACATCCAGAAGGCGATGCACTTCTCGTGGGATCATCCTGGTACACAGACTGCCTATGTCGGCCTGGATAACAAGTGGATCAGGCGTAACATTTGGGACAAGTACCTTGATGGTCGTAAACACTGGGACAACTATCCAGCTGACATGTTGGATATCAAAGAAACCCAACAGCAGATCAAGTTCCTGAACAACCCAGAAGATAAAGCAGAGGCGCTCATCCAATTCATCGGCTTCAAGGAATCCGAATCGCTCATCGGCTCATCCTACGAGTCGTTCTACGTATCGGAGCTGTCGCTCTACCGAAGAGGCGCCTTCGACTTCATCATGCCAATCTGGGAAAACAAAGCTGCAATGGGCCAGCCGCTGTCAGTCAACTTCAACTTCACGCCACGAGGCATGAACAACGTGGCAGCAGACATGCTCCGAACCTATACAGGAGAGGATGATCCTGCTAAGTGGCCAGGTGCCCATGGCCGTGTCTATGTTGATGTTGTACGTGCTGACCAGGCTACGCTTGCAGACGGCTCGAAGCTCTGGTCACCTGAGGCATTAGAGAACGTCAGGCAGCGCTACATCCGTGCTCACGGTAACGACAACATGTTCCGCCAGGAGTTCATGTGCGAGTTCCTCGCAGTGAATGCTGGCCTTGTCTACCCTGGCATCGAGGTACTGAGAGCTGAAGGACGATTCACACCGCACAACCTGCGCACTGACAAACCTGTGTATATGGCATGGGACATCTCCTCGAAGGATAAGCAGTCTGACTGGACGGCTGGCATCGTGTTCCAATACATCGATGGCAAGATGTTCATCTACGATTACTATGAGGACAACCGAAAGGCTGTGGTGGAATGTGTGCAGGAGCTTGCTAAGCGACCTTACTTCCACCTTATCAGGGCTGCCTGTCTTCCGTGGGACTCCGACCGCTCTGGCTCGCAGCACTCGCCTTTGGAGGAATGTCGTCAGATGTTCCCCAATATCCAATGGCGAAAGCTTGAGCGAACCTACGTTGCAGACGGGATCAACCGTGTTCGCAAGCTGCTGCCTAACATGGTTATCAACTCTGATAAATGCGACTGGGTAATGGAGTGCTTCGAGTCATGGGAATACAAAGAGCTTAGCTCTGTTGATGACTGGGCGGCCACACCGAAGCATGACAGATACAGTCATATCATGGACGCCACAAGATATTGTGCTGAGATGATTGAGCAACTACCATATATACGTACCTCCGACGGTGGACCGAAGGAGATGCCGCTGAGGTACCCAGCATGGGGAGAAGAGTCCGACGACAAGTACAGCGGAGTTCCTGCATGGATGAGGCCGTCAAAGCTGACGCAAAAGAAAAAGCCGAACCCAAGATTCGGCTCTCCGTCCTATTCTCCTGATTGGTAGAATAAGAAAGCCCCCGGTTTTCCGAGGGCTTTTTTTTGATAGATACGACGTTAGAACGTCCCATCGTTCAGTGCACGCTGCATTGCCTGTACGGTAATGGAGCCTGCATCGAGTTGGCCATCTAGCACGGTAGCACCAGAAGAGGACATGTAGTGGTCGATGAGCGCATTGATCGTATTCTTCCCACATAGACCATCTTCCGTCACGCCGAGCTGCTGCTGCATACGTCGGATGGTTGTGGAGCCTTCACCGCTATAGTCGTGTTGAAAGCTTGTACAAGCTGCGTGACGCCAGGAATCATCTGCCCACTGAGAGGAGATCACGCCGTCCTTATATGGACAATCGAAGTATTCCTGTAGGCGAAGCGTAGTGTTATATCCCCAGTAGCCATCAACATCAAGCTGTGTAATAGACGTATTCTGATCATCGACAGAAGTATCGCTTTCAGACACGTTCGGAACATCAACAGGAGTATCACTCTCTTCAGAGTCGTAATACGGTCGTGCGACTCCGATGATGGTTCCATAGTTACGAGCTCGGCGATAGACTCCGCCGCCGTTTCCCTGGGATCCACCGCTGCCAGGGGAGGTGTTCCCCTCGATAGTCTGCACCCAACCTTCATCAGGATGATTTTCCTCGACGATGCCGATGTGGTCGGCCACGCCATCGCCCTGCCAGTCGAACATCACGAGGTCACCAGGCTGTGCATCCTCGTTAGCGACGAGTCGACCAGCATCCGAGTTAGCAGAAAGGATCCAGGGTACATAGGCGCCAGGGACTCCATCAGCAGTGACACCTGCCCAGTCCAGGCAGTAGCTGATAAACATGGCACAGTAGGGAACACCGGACTCACCAAAGTAGGAGTCATCTACAAGCTTTGCGTACCATCGCCCGAACACAGTACCAGGTTCGGGATCATCCCACCTACTGTACCCGATCCACTGCCGGGCGCAGTACAGGACGTTCTTTGCTGCTGACATACTCGGCCTCCTTCACCTCATGTTCATCATCAGGACCGTCGCCAGAGCCACGTCCTGCTGCGATGAACTCCTTCATGAGATCGCTTTCGCTTTTGTTCATTATTCCTCCTCAGTGTCTTCAAGCCCGTCTTCGGGCTTGCCGCTCTTGAGCATCGCCATGATGGGGCTCAGCACAGCCATAATCGCAGCGGTGGCGACTGCTGCCCACTGCGGATCCTTGATCACTCCAGCGATCGCAAGAGGAACTGCGACGATTAGCGTAGCGATGATGCCCTGCACGATGGTGCGGACAAGACGCATAGCCATGGAGTTATCGTTCAGAAACTTGTCAAGCATGTTCAACACCTCCTTCAGATCTGGTGGTTTACTATCTGATCGACCTTTCCTTCGAGAATAAAGGTTCGTTCAATTACGTTGTTATGCTTGTCAACCTTCGAGTCCAGATCATCCATCTTCGTCTCCAACTTTGTGAGGCGGTTGGTAATCTGAGCGTAGAAGGTCAGTACCGCAGAGCCGGCTCCGACGACAGCCGACAACACAGCCGGTCCGAAAACAGCTACCAAATCCATCATGTTCATCCTTAAACTCTTGGTTTTCCTTACATGAAGATTATGACAGCTGACGCCAAGAAACGAAAGTTTTACTTGACCTTCTTGAGCTTAGGATTCTTTCGTTTAGCCTCTGGGCTTGCGTTCCTAGAAGCGTTTGCGACGATAGCAGCTGCCGCCTTCTTGGAATACTTTCCGCTCTTCTGCACGTTCTTGACTGCTTCTTTGAAACTCATAACGACTCCTGTCTTCTAAACGCGGTCGAGCGGACCGAAGCCCGCCCGACGTTATCTGTAATTGAGTATAGCACGCTGAAAAACAGAAGTCTAATTGTCAGTGTTCGCTATATCAGGTAGGTAAGTGTACCCGTCCATCCTAGATCTGCTGCATTTGAATAAAATGGGTTCACGTAGATGGATCCATCCGGCTCTACTTTAGAATATGCAGACATAATCCAGCTCGATCCGGGACTCACTACTGATCCGACAACGGCTGTCGATGGGGCATAAACTGAAGGTATCTTTCCCACCAATGTTTTTGAATTACCAGTTACCCATGCGTTGTCGAAATGGATGCACACGGTACCAGGATTGTATTGAGCAGTTACGGATCCGGCAGATGGTTGATTGGAGACTTCTATATTTTTCTTATTTCGCTTTTTGACGCGAATTTGGCCAGTTGATACCTCGATAGTTTCATTATCAACTGAAGGCATAAGTAAACCATGCTGAGCCTCAACTCTGAGACCAGGACCAATATTCAAACTACCTTTTATTTTACTGCCACCATCAGTAAGAGACTCTACGGAAAGATTAAGCGGCGCAATTCCCGTTGCTTGGATAGTTCCACTGCTCGCTGAATTCTCAATCTTCTGCTTGATCTTCTCGTCATATCGTTTCAGTTGAGCAAGAAGAATCATTTTATCCTTCAGCGGTTCGGGATTAGTTGTGGGATCTTTTGCCATCTTTATTCCTTTCAATATAAAAAACAGGCAACTCCACTTTAGCAGAGCCGCCCGTCTTCTTGGATAATGAGATAGCCTTATGCGAACATTGCATCAATGTCGCTATCGGTAGCAGCACCGGGCATATCTGCTTTTGTCTGATAACCAGACAGATCAACGAAGCCCATGAACACATCAAACTTATATTCAGTGGAGCCACCAGTCGTAACTGCCACAACGTACACGTTGGCGCCTGCGTCGTACTTCTTGCCAGCTCCCTCGACAAAACGCGCATCAGTAGTGAACTCATTGGACACGTTGTACATATAGCCGAGATTTGCCTTCGCAGGAGTAGGCAGGCTCGCATATACTACAGTACCCTTCGGAACGATAGCAGTTGTTAAGGCCGCTGAGACCTTGTTATCTACTTCAGTCTTGGAATAAGTCTGGGACTTGTTGTAGATATTGTTCGCGATAGCATCTGCATTTTGGGTAGCAAGTTGCTTTGCAGTCGATGCGTCGGTAGATGCATTGTCAATCTTATTGGATAATGGAGTGCTAAGATCGTTTTCCTGGATAGAATTTGCTGCTATATCCGTCAGAACAAGTCCAACACTTTTGCTGTATTTAACAGTGCCCACAACTGAATCAGCCGAAGCCTTCTCAACAGCATAGACTTTACCAGCCTCAGCTGCACTTGCCATTGGCGTAGCGGCAGGGATCTTACCGTCTGCCCATTCCTTGATCTTCTCGTCGTATCGTTGCAATTGCGGCAGATATACGATCTTGTCTGTGTTAGCCATATTAGCCTCCTTAGTTTTACTTTAGATAGTCTCAAGCTATTTAATGTTTAAATATACGCTCCTACGCTTGCTCAATCATCTTTCTTACCTTCTCCCTCCAGAGTTCGGGAACTTCCTCGATTCTCTGAATGTCGCCCTTGATGCGCTTGAACCAAAACTTAACCATTGTGCACCTCCGATCTACTTCGTCTCAACCAAGTTACTTACGAGAGCTGATAGCTCTGCAACTGCGTCAGACAGGTCGGAATAGTCAGTAGCGTTGCTTGACACCTGTTCCGACAGATCTGCTACAGCGTCAGGCAGAGTTGATGCAATCTCAGCCTTTTCCTTCGCCTCTTGAATTGCCTGCTCCTCCTTCGCTTTTTTCTTTGTAAGCTCTGCAAGTTCAGCATTCGTGTAAGCATGATATACAGCATACTTGAAGATGTCAGGAATGGGCATGTCATGCGGCCAGTCGTCGCTAATATTGCCGTCGAAGTCAGTAACTTCCTTTCCTTCAGCGTCCGTAGTCTTCCAGTGTCCACGCTCTGCAACAGTTACTCGCCATTCAACGTCCTTGCCACCAGTCTCGGGATACTCCTTAATTGTGACCCACTCGCCCTGTTCCTCGGAATCGACCACCCATTGGTGTTCCACTGACTTGCTCTTGTAAGTTAGATAGCCCTTGCTGATGTCGTACTCTTCGATTCGGTTTCCGCTCTTGTCGTACACTACCATCTCTTTCTCCTACCGTTATTCGACTCTGCGCCATGCATAGAGTGTTTGATACGCAGGCATGTTGTTATGCGAACCGCCACCGCCAGTCCTATTTGACCATGCCCCCACTGCCATCGTCAAGCCAGTCTTCCCAAGCCACACATGGTTTTGATGCAATTCCTTCGTATTGCTGAACGACATTATGCCAAGACTTAGCCGAATGACTGTGACTTGGCATCTCTGCCTCGGTAAGCGTGTGAGTGTTTGAACCACCAGTATCAGAGCCTGCGTTAAAATATGGGAAACGTCCCGTGATAGGCGTCCATATGCCTCCAATCAAGCTGGCCGGCGACCTGTCGGTGTAGGATATCCACACGTAGCCAACTCCGAATAATTCGTCAATAACATTACGCATATTCTCGATCGGAAGAAATCTACTATCTATCCACCATCGGATATTATTGTTATATCGCTTTAACTGATCAAGAAGAATCATCTTACTTGTTATCTTAGTATCTGTGGGATCTTTTGCCATCTCTATTCCTTTCGTCCAATTGAAAACATTTTATCGATGTCTTCATTGGTTACTCTATTGTTGAGAATCTCTTCAATAGTAGTGAGTCTAGTTTCTGAAGCTTCAATGCGTTCTGTCATCTTTGCTGTAACTCTAGTAACCAAGTAATCGCCGGAACCATCTTCCACAGATGATACCACACCTATAGACAGCTCGCTGTCTATAATGAGGTCACCGTCGATCACACCTATAGATGGAGTGAGCATGAAGTCAACTTGATCTGACGGGATGTGGAGTGGCTCCTCGGTTAGCGAATAAGTGTCGCGAAGTAACCTGATGGAGTATCCCTGGATACCTTGCCAGTTTTCCACAATGGTCCAAGGTCCTCCATTATCAGTGCTTACAGGCTCGGCTCCCCTGATGTAGAGATCGAAGCGATTGTCCCCGTCATCTACGATAAATGCGTCATTAACAGAAGTATCAACAAACGAAGGCAGAGTTGCTTCAGTGTACTTCCCACTACGGATGTTCAGAGTTTTACCGTTTGCTCCGCGAGGAAGTCCAAGGTTTAGCTTCCAAGTGTTTTCACTAGACGGATCCTTTTCAATAGTAGCCATCGGTTGTTGTGTTTCTTTGACAGTTCCGATAGCCATCATTGCAGGTAAACCAGTAGGTCCAGTTGCTTTGACTTTCGTATCGATGCCTCCGACAACCCAAGTTCCGTCAGCAGAGATGGAGATATCGAGGCTCGGAATAAAGGTCCGCGCAGTCCATACGACATAACCGTTCTCAACAGCTTCGATGGTACCGAACGACACACCGATAGAATTGCTTCCTCCGTTGGTCTTCGCCCAGTATGGACAGAAGATAATATCGTTTACTCGCGGAATAGGCTTATTAGTCCAGTCATGCTCACCATAGATAAGCAGATGATCGATCGTGGTTCGGAACGTCGTATCGCCAAGGTTTGCGAGCTTGAACCACATTCCGCTGTTTTCGTTTTCAGAAGTGCTGTTTAGATGAATCGGATCCTCAAGGCAGTAAATAAGCGAACCTTGAGCACCCGACGGAATATCGACCGTGTACTCGCTGACATCAGTTCCACGTCGCATGGAGAATGTGATGGGGTAGTTCTCACCTGCGATGGGAGTATGCTTCGGAGCATTGACGCTTACAATGGTAGGCGCCAGGTTCGGAGACTGAAATACCTGCTCACCTGTCTCATCGTCTACAAGAGAGAAGATAAATTCGGTATCGGTATCCTTCAGCAACTTCGCCGTGATACCAGCTCCCCTAGGGCCTCGACCGATGGAGGAGATAAGCGGAAGCTGGTCGTCACAGGAGAAGCTGTTCATATCTGGTTCACGGAAATGCTTCGCATGACAATCATCGCGAAGCCAGTACGGAGCCGGATGGGTTCCGCTATAAGGTTCGTAAGGGTACATAGTTTCCTCCTTTCTTAGTAGTTACCGAAGAAGTACGGAACGGTAAGGTTAATTTGACTTCCCGCATTAAGATGTCCAGTGCAAGTCATCGTAGCATCCTGGTTGCCAGATCGATATCCTCCGACGATAAGGTCTGCATAGTCGTTTCCAGTATAGTTTTTATTGTAGGGGATGACGACCTCTGCGCCCGAAGAGGTAACCGAGCCAAAGAAGTTCTTTATCCAATTAGTGCCATCGCCTCGGGAAAGTCCACACTGCCAAGATGGGAAGGAGTTTTGGGGAAGGTTCTTATTTTTGTAATCCCCTTCCTCATAACAAACAAGACCACTCATATCAAAGGTAATGGAGAACGAAACGCCAGTAGACATCGGGTTCTTGATATCGACCTTGCCTAGACACATGCCAACTTCGGATCGGATGACTACCCACTTAGCATTGACCTTACCAGAACCATCTACGCCCATTGTCTTGCCACCATCAAGAACATCTTGGTCGGTAATCATTTTATCGTAGGTAACGTACGACGTATCATTATTTTCATCAGTATCGTTACCAGACACGTAACGGACAGGCTTCGGAAGCAAGTTAGCCAATGGGTTATCGGGATCAGGCGTGGTGAGGTTCGTGATAGCGTTCTTGATAGCCCAATCGATATAAGCCTTGATGTTCGGCTGCCCGCCGAAGTCATCGGTCCAATCATGGTCGGCGCCTTCGAAGAAACCCATGTCCTTATGCATATGCTTCAGAACCCAGTCGGTATAGTCGGAAGCATCGATTCCATCAGGGAACCTAGTCATCTCGCCTTTATCGAGGATGTTATAGATGATGTCAGTCTTCGACATACCCATGAAATCGGCGAGGTCCTGGAAGTCGGGAACATCGATCGTGCCGCCCATGTCGCCGTTGCCTCGACCGAACACTAGCGTGGCAGACCATCCCTCGCCAGCCTTGGGAGCATTGAACTGATCGCGGGTAGTACGCTCACCGTCGGGTCCCATAGGATACCAGAGGCGCTCATGGTGGCTGTTACCAGTAACCTTGTCGAATCCATCGGGAGTAGGCTCGTAGTTCCATTCGCCTTCATGGACAGTCTTCACCATTAGGGTTGCGATACCAGATCCAACCACGTGATCAGGATCAACATCAGGCTGCCCCGCCGAATCGAGAGTCCAGATATAGGGAATAGCTGGAGTCGTCCACGACCACTCGCATCGACCAGGTCTACGATAAATGAAGGTGATGGTAAACGTCCTGGGGATGGTGTGTGGACGAAGATTGTACTGATAGCTCAGCTCACCTCCGTTGATGTTCTCAGACTTCCATTCTGAAGTGTACTCGCCAGTAATCGGATCGAAGCGGAATCCTTCAAGATATGTTTCGGTGCAAGTATCGGGATCGGAAATCTCGACTTTGCTGCCGAATCCTTGGGGACCTCGGCCTACCGTCGAGATCATCGGAAGCTGATCGTCGCAATCGGGAGCAGCTCGATCGATCGGATGACGGTGGTGGTATTCCTCGCAGCTGAGCTCGTGAGGATCGTGTCCTGCGTGCTCAGGTGGATATTGACAGCTCATATTGTCCTCCTACGGTTTCCATGGATCGTTTTGGTTGTAGATGATAATCGTTCCAGCAGCAACTATTGAAGATAGCATACCATCTGCCGAGGAATATCGCACTGAAAACGGAAGGTCCATAGCACGTTTCAGCTTCTTCGTAAGCTTAGGTTTGACCTTGATGAACATCTCCCAATCATCCTCTGCTTTCTTGCTGACAAGAACATCGACGTTATCATGCTGATCCGATAGCTCGGGAGGCCAATCGCTGTAATCGAGCAGGACTTCGAGGTAATCCCACTGTTCTTGGTTGAGAGGAATCTTGTAGATGTAGCCTGCATCCCATGCGGTTCTCTCATAACCCATTTCTCCTGCAACAATAGGACCGTATTCCTGCCACGAGACCGCCATGAGCGAGGACGGCTTCTCGGTATACAGCATCGACATGATTGTCGTTGATTCGTTGTTCCTCACGACAGCGCGTTCTTGTGGATATATGCCGCCAAGAACCACTATAGGCTGTCTGGCATCGGTCACTCTCATCGAGCACCACCGCTGACTTTACCAGGGTCATTAACCTTGACGACAAACTTTCCGACAACTTCTTTTTTGCTAGCATGGTCGCCTTCGTCGAAAGCTCTCGAAGCAAAAACAGTGACGAGCTTTTCAGCTTCATCAAATGGAGGCATCTCGGTTGCGGCTTTAATCGCACTGATCTTAACATCAATGATCCAATCGGAACCGTTTCTAATCGACGGTTCGGCTGAGATTTGCATCATCTGCGAAATGTACCATTTGCGATAAGCATGGAACTCATCCTCGCTCATCTTATCGAATGCCTTCTTCAAGTCGGTTTCATCAGGCTGGTCCCAATTGATGAGGTCCATGTATCTCAAGTAGATATTCTGTGGTACGGGAATATCGGAAACCTCGCAACTGACGGAATACCCTTCTTTCTCAAGATGAATCGGGTAAAGCTTGCACATGTCGATGTAATCGTGACATCTCTTAGGCTCGCAGTGAGCATGGCCGTGACGGCAGCAAGAATGGTCGTAATCCCACTCCTGGCAGCTATGGTCTGGATGGTCTGGTGTAGGCCAGCCGAGCCAATCGTGGAAGTCTCGGTTGTGTCCATGAACCTGGATAGGCCAGCCTACCATACGGTACCAACAGGGAATGGAGAACTTGGCCGTCGTTCCAGGTTCCAGGAAGATAACGCCGCCAGTCGTCTTGTTATCCATATCCCGACGGTGATGGTGTTCAGGCGGCTTGATTCTTCGATAACCCATTTCGTTTCCTCCTTACGGGATGATCGCTTGCTTCAGGTCGTTATAGTCTTTTATATAAACTCGGATGTCGTTGTCCGAGCGCAGTCCTTGGGAGGAATCGAAGCCCCAGACAATGCCTCGCTTGTTCGTGAGGTTGAAGGTCTTAGCCATGAAATGAGTCATCCTGAACCGTGCTTTGCCCCTGAAAGACAAGGTATAGCTCTCAAGCTTCAGATCGACTCGCATGTATTCAGCGAGGTTGTAAACCGGCGTTTCGTGGTTTATTCGCTTGGTTGTGGTAACTTTCCTGCCAAGTTGGTCGATTCCAACCAGTTTTATCTCCATTGAACCGCAGAAATAATCGAACCTGAACTCAAGCTGCACAAGGTTCTGCAACCCGTTAAGAGGCTGGGCAACTCCGATACGACCGGACTGCATGTAGAAATCGACAGGCTCATCCTCTGGCTTGTCGGGTTTCGTAAGCGGGATGAAGCTCGCGTAGTTCTTCGTGAGGCACATCAAACCTTCGCGAGCAGATTCGTAATCGAGCGGCACGATGGACATGATAGGATCTTCGCTCTGCATAGTCATCGTCCACCAGGCTTTGCCGTCGATGTCGTAGCAGAAGATGATTCCCTCAAGATAATTCTCATCGATGGATTCTGGGGCATGGCTGCCGAACACGAGGTAGAGTTTGTCGTTCATCTCGATGAGCACAGCGTCGGAGAACTCGTTTCCAACCTGGTCTGTGAACACAGGCTCGATAGCGTCTGAGACGTACTGAGCCCGGATCTGAGAGTTGTATTCCATTGTGAGCGTAGTGAGAGCCAGACCGAACCTAGACACGGCGTACAGGCCATCTGCAGCCACTACAGCACCATACGGAGACTTGCAACCGACTGCGCCTGAGACATGTTCAGCCTGCCATCCTTTGACAGACTGCTCAGAGGAGAGGCTGACATTGTTTTCAACGAGGTTGTAGCGGAACTCCTTTTGAGAGTTCGGATTGTCGCAAAGCATCGTGACGATGTTGTTGCCAGACTGCGTCTTGTATTTGACGACGACCTTGATTCTGTTTCCCTGTCCGGGGTCGCAGTCTACGAATCCGCCGCCTGTGCCAGTGGAGATAGACAGCTCGTTGCCTGGGTTGCCTCCGATGTAGAGCCTTGCAGGGTTCTCGACATTGCCCCAGAAGTAAACACGGCCATCGATAGACGTAGCGTATTTAGCCTCGACTCCTGCCGTGTAGTTCTTCGTTGGAACGGAAAGGTTCGCGATAGCCCACATATCGGTATTGGTGTTATAGCCATCCCAATGGAAGGACATGCGAGGATCTGGCCCATCGAGATCGAACTCAAGACGATAGAAAAACGCAGGATCCTGAGCTTCTCCTTCGACATAGTAGAATTCCATTGCATTGAAGCCATCGGCTTTGTCAGCCTTATGGTCAATAGCCAGGTAGCAAGATGAGGACCATTCGGTCGTAGGCTTGTTCACCCAATAGTATTTAATAGGAGCCGCTTCAGTAGGTCCGAACACGTTGCAGAGCGTGTAGGTGATTCCGATACGGTATTGCATATCAGCAGGAGGAGCCTCATCGATAGCAGTTACCTCTTTGATTTTAAGAGACCCTCGTGGGTATAGGGCATATTGCCTTCCATATACCCAAGGGTCTGCATAGATGGTGAGCTTGTTCTCGCTAGGAGACTCGATCTTCGGATAGAAGCTCAAGTCATTGATCGGCTCATTCTCCTTGTACTCGCTGATGAAGATGTTGTTTCGGCTAGTAAGCGCTACGACGTACCCGCCGACGAGGCCGATCCAAGTCCATTCGGTTTCGGTATGAATCGTTTCTGGTTTTGAAACGGCGCTCTTGACTTCGATCTTCGTCCAGTTTTTATGATTGAGAACATCAGTCCTATAGATTGCATACTCGGAAGAATCCGCATTAACAGTGGCTGCATAGATATAAGCCCCAATGTTGACGATGGGTCCAGTGAACTTAGTGCCTGTTGGAGGGATGAGAAACCTCTCCACAGTCTTGTTCACCGTCTCCAGCGTCTTCATCGAGGTTACAGCTACGTTGTTCTGAATCTCCATATATGTCATCTGGAGATCGGCTTGATCATGGGAGATTCCAGATAAATCGAAGTCCGCCTGGTTCTCCTGAATGTTCATTCCAGTGAACTGTTTGAAAACTTGAACCTGAGGCTCGGAGTTTCTGGGCCGTCCGCCTCCAGATGCTTTCTTCTTAGAAGATGCCTTGCCTGCCATATCAGATCACCTCGATGTATCCAAGGTGCGCAGTCTGGTAGGTATCGGGAACGGTGTGCGCTGAGTCGTTCTCGCGCATCGCAGACAACATCATCTTTGCTTTGTTGGTCAGGACCTCCACCATCTCGGATACGGACGGGTCGCCCTCAGCACGATAGGATGCGATCTTGTACACGAAGTACAGAGGATCAGGGCACCAGGTCAGCACTCGTTCCTTGTACGCCTTCGGACAGTTATCAGAGCATCTGTCATCGCAAATGTGCAGCGGCTGCACAGTAGAAATTACGTCGGTTTCTATAAGCGATCCAAGCTCGATAGGCTGCCAAGGACGCGAGAAGGTGAGCGTATCTCCCACAACGAACGCCTTGACTCGGTTGTCGTGGACATCGATCTGCCCGTACTGATCGAACATAGCTACATCGCTGTGATTGCCAGAGCGCGGAGATGTGATCGGAACTTCGAGGAAGCCGCCGTGGTTGTGCAGGCGGACGGCGTCGTTGAATCCAGAACAGATCTTGTAGACATCGGGAGGAATCTGGAACTCCTGAATCCCATGGTGGGGATTGAATGCCCAGCCGATCTCCCATCGATCTCGAAGGAAATTCCAATCCTGTTCCTTCTGAAACTCCTGAAGGACAAGGTTAGCTTCCATTACAACTTCTTTGAACTTGTCAGTCTTAGAAGAAAACGCGCCGTCCACTCCCTCGTCCACGTCGATGCGGACCTTGTAGATGGCGTAATAAACTTGCTGAACAAGTTCGGCTATAGTAAGCCCTCTCGACATGGTTCCTCCTCAGATTACTTGCAGCACTTCTTAGACTTCTTCTTTGCTGCCTTCTTAGCGTTTTTCACAGTCTGTTTGAATCCCATTAGAAACCTCCTTTCCGAGCCTTGCAGAACGGGGACTTCTTCTCGGTCTTATCCTCGTCCTCTGGTTTCTCTTTTTTGGAATCTTTTTCAGGTTCCTTATCTTCAGGCGAGTCGCCGTTGATGACGCCCTTGATGGATTTGAAAGCGCCTTTGATGTCGGGCTCGCCGTCTTCCTTGTAGAGCACGTCGATGCCGTCGCCTTCCTTAGGCTCGGGCATATCGTCGAGATGGAGCTTAGCGAGCATGCACATGATCTTCTTGAGCATCATCTTGATCTCGTCTTCGTCATCGAGGTCATGACCTGCGTGCTCTGGCTTGCCGCCGTGCATGATCTCAGGCTCCGGAGAAGGAGTCATTGACAGGAACATGTCCAGGAAATCATCCATATTCTCCATTGTTCTACCCCCTGTATCCGTTCATAAGCTTGTTGAAATAAGAGTTCTTGGAAACAGATCGAGGCTTGGTCTGCTGCTCGATCTGATTCTTACTTGGCATTATATACCCGCTCATCCTCGCTAGGTTCGCTTCATGCTTATTATCCGCAGCCGTACCATCGGCACCGACGTTGGTGTCTCCCTCGCCAGGAGCAACGAACAAGTCAGGATTGATGTTGTTCAGCTGGGCTGCTGTATCTGATTGGATGCCTCGAAGCGCATATTCCGCATTGGTAGCAGCATCGTTTCGGGACAGGACGTTCGCATTAGCAGATTCGTTATATGCGTTTTCAGCCGTATCCCAGTTCTGCTGAAGCGTGTTGAGCGTTGCCTGGCTGTCGAGGTCCTGTCGGTTTCGAAGCATGTCCATGATGTTGTACAGGGTCGAACCGTAAAGACCGCTACCTACAGTGCCAAGCAAACCTCTCGTCGCATTTTGCAGCTTCTTGTTCTGAGCGAACCGATCGGCTGCTGCCGACTTGCTGGACTGGTTCTTCTCTGTATCGGCAAGGGCGCGGTTCTGCTTATCGGCCAAGTCGTAGTTCTCAAGCTGCTGAGCCAGCTGGTTCTTAGTTGACTGCGCGTTGTAGTTCGCAATAGTCGTCAGGTTGTTCGCAGCTTGTCTTTGCTCGTCGGTAACGTCAGCCATCGCATCTCCCTTCTTCACTCAAAAGAGGGGGCCGGTTTCCCAACCCCCTCCTGTTAGCAGTTGCCCGTACTCAACTACCGACTAGCCCGCATTGACCGTTACAGCGATGGTTGCCGTCTTGGTCGGGTCACCAGTGGAGCGATAGGTGATGGTCGCGCTACCTGCTGCCTTCGCGGTGATCTTGCCGTCAGGCTTGACCTCTGCGATGTTGGCTGCGCTGGAATACGCGGTCCAAGTCTTATCGAACTTGCCGGTACCGGTCACGGTAACCTGAGGATTGGCTTCCTGGTTGATGGTAAGCGTCAGAGTCGTCGGAGTGACCTTGATCGCAGTAACCTTAGCCTCAACCTCATCGACGGGCGGAACAACTCGAACGTTGATAGCGGGCTTGTTGGAGTTCTCCTCGGCATCGACGATAAGCAGGATACCATGGGAATACTGCGGGATGACCCAGGCGTCATGCTTCATATCGAACACGAGCTCGGTGAACTTACCGCGAGTACCGCCGCGCTCCGTCTCCATGTTGCCATACTCCTCGCCGAGCTGAGCAGCAGGACGATAGACCGCCATGCCGATAACCTGACGACGGGTGATCGGCTTGACAGGGCCGGTCGGGTTCTTAATACCCTGGCCAGGGAAGCCCTGCCACGGGAAGTCGGTAACGTTCTGAACCTTCCAGTCATTCGCCAGGGTCGCGTTGTCGTAGCGCTCAGCATCGCCGTAGTACGGCTCACCGGACGGCATGGACAGCGTATAGTTGGTTACCTCGTTCTTGAACTGCTTGGTCTCAGGATCGAAGTAGGTGCCGAAATAGTTCGTGGCACGGACTCGGGAAGCAGCGCCGAGCTCGTTCTGGAGCTTCAGCACACCATCCTCAGCCTTGATGGAGTTCATGACCATATCGAACGCAGCGTTGCCGTCTGCGCTGTGGACGACGTTGTTGTTCGCATCGAGGTAGACCTTCGGGTAATACTGAGACGGGATGGAGAAGTCGAAGTCCCAACCGTAGAAGCGCTCAAAACGGCCTTCGACGAGTGCATCGTAAGCCTTCTCGGTAGCAGGCACGGAGCCAGGCATGCCGATGAGGTTGGAGAGCAGGTCGTCCTTATATGCCTTATCGAGGAGGATGACACGGTTGTCCTCAGGGATGAACAGGTTGGTCCATGCCACGTCGATGGCGTTCAACATCGGGCGGACATTGGCGCTATCCCACTCGATCGCCTTGATAGGCGCGAACTCGGGCGGATAGGACAGACCCTCGTAAGGACCAGGAGACGCGATCCACTGGCCTTCGCCATCGAACATGCGGCCTTCGTTCGCATGGGTCTGCACGAAGCGGCCGGAGATATGACCGTTGGCGATTGCGAAGAAGTTGTACTTGTCGATATGCGGACCAAGGATTTCCTTATCCCAGATGGCCTTCGCCTTGTTGATCGTCTCGGCAGTGGAGAGGTACGACTCGCCGCCAGTGTAAGCGTTGGAAGTGGTGGCATTGCCCCATTCGCCGATGCCGCCAGAATACTGCTTCTCGTCGAAGATTCGCCATGCGATCGACTTGTGCTGACCGCTGGTGAAGACTCGGCGGGTGAAGCGGACCGTCTGGAACGGGCCGTAAGCAGATGCGCCCCAGCCGTCGCGACCAGCAACCTCGTCGGAGCCGGGTCCGGTCAGACCGTTAAGGCGACGGTCGTCGTAGTCGAAGATTCGGTCGGATACGAGGATGTCGTCGTAAGCATACGCATCTTCGTTGTTGGCGATATTAACGCCCTTGCCAGTAAAGATACCGATGGAATACCGCGCCGGAAGGAGGCGATTGTCGGTAAGTGCCGCCTTGTTCCAGATCTGCGGCGAGATAGGCTGTGCTCCCATGTTGGTTTCCTTTCTATTAGCCTATTATGCTCTGTCGCCAGGTTTTAGGATATTATCTCACTCACGCTACAATTCAAGCAAATCCTCAGGAGAAACTACTTGTTGACCTGGGGTTTCACTTGGATTGGTCGGTGAGGGTTCGGCACCTGGCGATAGAGCCTCGCCCTCGACCGGTGGTAATCCCGAAGAAGATCCCTCGGGTATGGGCTCCTGGGGCATTGCCCCGGGTTGCTCCTGCATTTGATTCTGGATGTCTGCAATCTGCTGACCTTGCTGCTGCTGCACAGCACCCTGCTGGTCGATCTGATTCTGCATGTCTGCCATCATAGTCTTCGCGATCTGCGTGGACAGGCTATCTGCCATCGTCTGAGCGATATCGACGTTGGACAGTTCGAGCATTCGCTTAGCGATCGGAAGCAGTACCTCGTTCTCGATAACCTTGCGATTCTCCTCAGACCAACCATTGAGATTCTGAACGAACGGCTGCGCGACTTCGGAAAGCGCTGCACGCTCCTGGTCTTCCTTGAGCTGAACCAGAGAGCCTACGCGAACCTGGTAGCGAAGCTGGTTTGCCGATAGCTCATCAAAATCAACAGTGACCTTGCCATCGATGGTGATCATATCGTCGCATCCGATATCGAAAAGACGACGCCTTGTCGCCTCATCGACGGTGATGTCATGCTCGCCGCCCATTGCTGAGATGTACATCTGAAGAGCTTGGGTTGCCCATTGCGAGATAAAGTTCTCAAGCCTCTTCTGATACTGGTTGATGTTGATGGTCTTGGCGTCCTGCTGAGCCTTCACGCCAGGAGCCGTCTTGGAGAACGATGTGCCAGAGTCCTTCGCGATGGTGCCGTCCATGACGTTCAGATTGCGGAGCATCGAGGAGGCTACTGCTTCTCGTGTGGTCGTCCAGTTGTTGAGTACCGTGTTGTCGATCTTGACTGGATCTACCTTTACCTGATTCGGGTTGTTGCCAAGGTTCCAGATTCGACGAGGCTCGAACACGTAGGACGACGGATTGGTCTCCCAACCAGACACCATAATAGGCGGCTCCATTGCAAGGAGCAGGTTCTTATAGGCGCTGGTCTGGAACAGGTCGTTGAACTGCTGGTCGGACAGGAGGAACTCAACCTGGCTGACTCCAAGCGGGAAGTCGGGATCAGGCTCCAGGACGAAGAAGTTCCACGGCAGGCCCTTGCGAGGGTCATAGTTCTTCACCTTGCGAAGCGGAGCATTGAGTCCTGGAACGAACGTTACGAACTCGGAAGCTCCGCGCTTGTACTCTGTGACAAGCTCGATCGATTGAAGTGCCGTGGAGTTCTTCATCTTATCAGAGAGCTTCTCAGACTCCCACTGCTTAGCGCCGAACATATCGTGATCAAGGATGTATTTGATGGTGTCCTCGCAATATGACGAGTCTTTAACCGAGCCGTCCTCATTGAGAAGTTCCTCCACCTGGTCTTTCGAGAGATAGCTGCGATGGTAGACGACAGCTGGTCGGCGAATGTCTCGGCAATCGCGGTCAACGAAAACATCCGCCCAGTTCTCCAGGTTGTAGGAGATTCGAATATCACCATCGACGTCTCTCTCGAAACCGGTTCGCACAGGAGCGAAAGCGTAGACGAACGACATCTTAAAGGTATTGGTAAAGTTGGAGAGCATGTCGATTCCCTCGTACTCCGACCACATCACCTTGTTTTCAAACAGATACTGGGTGATCACGTGCTGCCACGTAGACTTATCGTACTGCGTAGTTAGCTCTCCGTCAGGCATACGCTGAATGGTATCGGCGAGTACCTTGCGAAGGATGTACTGCGTCGAACCTTCGCTGAAGTATTTGCTCTGGCCTTTCTTCGTAGACCACTGATGGATGGACTTGTTCTTGGCAAGCAGACCGTAAAGCTCATGATGGTAGGTGCGCTGCATCATCTGCGAGCGAGCTTGGTCATATCGAGCCTTTACTTTTGAAAGCCTCTTGTCTTTAATCTTCTCAACATCGATGTTCCATTTAAGCTTTTTGTCCATTAGATGTCCGATCTCTTGTAGGCGTCGCGGCTACCCTTGGTCTCGAAGTCAGGACGCAGGTAATCGTACCTAGTGTAGTTTCTATTCTTGCTATACATAGTAGCAGGTCGATCAGTGCTGAGGCTAGAAGCCGGATGTGAGTAAAGGGAAATCCTGCCCGAATAAGATCCTCCTGAAGATTTCCTATAGCTATACTTCCGGCCCGAATTCGAGGTTGTGGTTCCTATGCTCGTCTTATTAGAAGAACTGGAGCTGCTATCAGAATTCTGCTTCGGTGGCTTCCATGAACTTGTCTCATTGATTGAAACAGTAGCTCGCTGACCGATCGTGGGAGCATAACCTTCAGGAACATTGCTTGATGGAGTATAACCATAAGCCTCCATCGACTCAGGATTGTACAGCTCGGAATTGTACCAATCAGGAGTCTGCTCATAATTCCAGCCTTTTCCATCGGTTCTATCTGGTTCGCTCATTCCAAGGAGTGCCGACATGGAGGACGGAATACGACCAGTAGCGTACTTCTCGGAATCTGTTTTACCAAGAATCGAGTTATCAGGATTGAATCCTGAGAGAAGTTGATCAGCAATGCGGTCGAAGTTGGAGATCGGTGTACGCGAACCATCCTCGTTCTCGATATAAGATCGTTCAGCGTAGGTCGTCTTGAGCTCCTGATATTTTGTAGCAAAGCTCGGAAGATCCTTGTTGCTTAAAACGTCTTTGTATTTATAGACCTGATCTTGGAAATCGTAACAAGCCTGCTTGGCTGCCTGACGCTCATCCCAGTTCGCAAACTCTCCTCGATCAACCTTCGCATTGTAATCGTTCCACATAGCTTCTTGCTGAGCATAAAGCCAGTTGTAAACATTGTCTCTAGCTTCATATGGGATAACCACTCCGTTAGCCTTCATCTCTGCTACATCGAAATTAAACTTGCCCATTAGTTCGAAAGTCTTAACAGCATTTGCTGTTTTCTCCTCATCAGATGCGTTGGTGTTATCGATGCTGAGGTAGTTGTAGCAAGCCATCTGAGCTTCATCGTATTTGAATTTAAGAGGCTGTTCGCTAGCAAGATAACCTGTTCTGCGAAGATTGTTGTTTGAACCGATACCGAACACGCTTGTAGCAAGGTCAGCAAGAAGACCAACCGCGTAGTTATACTGACCTGCTTTTCTGACTTGAGCGTCCTGGAACGAAGTATTAACGGTCTTATCCTTGTCGTCCGAATATGGATCGAAGATCTTATACGGATTGGTAGCGAATAAGTCAGTGCTCGTCCCAAGGTGTTCGGAGTTCATGAAGTTATTGAAGGCAGTCCAGTTAAGAGGGTTGGTTACTTTCTTAGCCAGCCAAACAGCCATAGCGGCAGTGTAGTAATCGAACTTAGAAACAGGGTTATTAGAGTCAAGACCCTGAGCTTCCCACTCTTTAACAGACGACTTGTAGTTGAAGAACTCCATAGCATCATAGATAGATGCGACCATTCCAGTACCCATGAAGCCGCACTGGCTCAGCGTATAGTAAGCTCCATCTTCAAGAATACCTGCCCAAACTGGCTTTCCAGAAGCATCGATCTTTTGACCTGCTTCAGTTTGGGATGCGCAAAATGCCATAGCCATAGGTCCGCCGGCAAGCATCCATGTATCGGAGAACATCCAGTTGATCAGATAAGCAGGCTTACCTCCGACTTTCCATTCGGCCCAATTGTAAATATCGTCAATATCTTCGGGTGGTTCAGCTCCACCGCAGGCATTGATAATTCCTACTGATGCGATGAAGATCAACAGGTTCGATCCCATCGTGGTGATGTCGAGTGCGAGGTTCATCATCAGACCCTTGCCGAAGCTCTCTTCACCGCCGATAATATTTTGAAGTCCCAGCTGTTTCTCACCAGTCACTCGCTCTTTTGCGCTGTAATAGCCACGGTTAGCAAGGTACATAAGAGAATGGCTAAGCGGCGTAATCTTTCCTGAAGCATTAAAGCAAAAACCAGGGAACTTAATCAGCCACCATGTTGCCATGTACGCACCAGGATGAGCATCTTTAATTCTGTTAAGCCAAACAGTCGTAGGGTTGATGGCGCCCATTGAAGAGTCAGAGATAGTGATAAACGCTTGACGTCCTTCAGGAGTGAGCATTGCATCGCTCAAGAAACCAACAGGATCGCTTACCATCTTCTTCTGCATGTTGGACATCGTACCATCATCAAGCTCGATTCCTGACTTCATAAGATTGTCGAGATAGATGTCAAGCCAGTTATGGATGTCTTGAGACCTGCCGAGAGACTGCATATACATCAGTTCACCGTTTAGTGACTGGACAACAGACACAGCCTTATGAACTTTCCCTTTGTCAGACTGCTTGATCTTGGTGAGTCGAGATCGAGAATCAAGTCTGCCGTTCTCGGAAATATAATTGGTGACGGCAGACATACCGTTACTTGCGAGCTCAGATAGGTTTGCGAAAGCGTTCTTCATGTTAGGATCGGAGCACATCATCCTCATTGATGGCGTTGCGACACGGTGACCCTTGAAGGCACACAGCATTTTATACGTAGTGACAGACGTCAATCCTGAAGCTCTCGTTGCCAAAGAACCCATAGCGATACCTGGGTTCATAAAGATCGAAGTGAAAGAGTCAACATTAACATAAGCTCTAAGGGCTGCGCTAACAAGAGAATCAGAAGTGATGACGCTGGTGTCGTCCAGAACCTCTGCCTCTTCGGTCCCGTCTGAATTACGCTTCCTGGCCTTCTTTGCACTACGCCTCTTCCTACGAGACTCATACTCAAACGAGTTTCGAATATTTTCTTGGATCTGAGCAGAACGCTCTCGGACTTTAGAATCGACTCCTTCAGCTTCATCTTTAATGGCTTCGGCTGATTCAGAGTTCATGAAGTCGGAGACTCTCGTTTCCGTACCCCAGATCCTTCCGCTGAACTTAAACTGACATTCTTCCGAGTTGTCATGTCTGAAGCTCATCCATGCAATCTCTTCTAGTGCATCTGAAAGATCGTAGATAGCCTCGCGCTGAGAAGGAGAGCAGTACGGATCTCCATATGCGATACGGGGTCTTACATCATTGACCCAAATATCGCGACCCTGTTGCTCCACTTCGGAAGCTTCCATATTCATAGCCTTAGCCCAGATGTTTGCTTCGTCCGCAGTCAAGGAATGTGAAATTGGAAAAACCTTCGTTTCATGAAAGCTCATGTTCGGACGGTCGAAAGCAAAAGGATGCTGTCCCTGCGATACTCGTTCTCGCATAATGACAAAAGCTTTTTGGAAGTCTGAGCGGGTAAGTCCAGCTACTTCAGCATCTTTCTTAAAATACAATCCATTACGATCGGGGCCAAGACCGTAGAACCTGCGAACAGAATTCTGAACGAAGTTGATCCCATCCATTGGATCTATTCCAAGCCAATCGCAAAAAGGAATGTAATCCTCTTTGATAAAAGCATCTTCCTCTTCCTCATTAGCCCATTGAACGGGAAGCTTTCCAGCACGGATTTCTTTTTCGATACGATCGATGGAATCGCTGCGACGAAGGTCTGCATAATTATCGAGATGTTTCTCTCGAAATCTTCCACGCTCCGTTTGCTCTCTCGTATCACTTTCGAGTTCGACCATGCGATTAACAAAATCGTTTTGGTTGAGGAAGTTGTCATCGATAACATCTGCTTCTTGATCGGTCAAACGAGTAGGTCTCGGATATTTAGACTTTGGATTATCGAGAGAGTTAATATACTCGTTCATGTTCTGAGCAAGAATAGACCCGCTCATTATCTCATTCCAATCTGGAATGTTGTAAAACTTTCCAGCCATTGCTCGCTGAAGCATATCGCTTCGAACTTCCTGTTCGTTTGCTCCAGTGCTGATACGGTCTGCTAGATATCCATGCTCTCCTTCGTCTGTGAAGTAGTCGAAAGCTTCCTTGATGGACTTGATGTCGTTGCCGTGTGAGTTTCCGAATTGCATAATCTTCAGGAGCTCGGATCGAGGGATTTCTTTATTTAGCGCTTCAACAAATTCAGAGAGAGTGTTTTTCGGAGTTCCACCTGGCGTTACCCCCTTTGGAGCAGCCGTATTGTAAATCCTCTTTTGGGGCTCTCGAATCGGTTCGCTTTTATGGTTCTTCAGATAGTCTTGAGGAATGACTACGCGCTGCTGTTTAGGCTTCTTAGATTGCGCCTTCTTTGCTGCCGCTCTCTGTTTCTTTTGCTTCTTCTCAAATGCTTGAGCCACAACAGACTCAGCCATTTTTTCAGATCCGGTCTTCTTGGATGTTGAAGCTTTGCCTTTATGTTCAGATTTAGTGGTTTCAGCGTTTTCACTATCCTCAGCTGCTGCTACCGGCTTTGAGACCGTAGGTTTATCCGCTTGAGGGACTGTTCCTTCATCGATTTTCGTTGATCCCCTAGCAGCACCTTGTGGAGCATTGTTCAAATCGGTCTTAGTATCGGTAGGCTTAACAGTCTCGTAATCGGTCCTTCTTGGAGTTTGAGGATTGAATGTTTGGATAAAGTTATCAAGGTCATCCATAGACGGAGCAGTTGCACTACGAGGAAGGTCTGTTGATTGAGAACTTCTGATTTCAGGTGCTTTGGCTTTTTCAACAACAGTTTCTACGGGCTGCTCTCCAGCGGCTCCGTTATTGGAAGCCCCAGTTGATCCAACATTAGGAAGAGTGACTCCAGAAACAGAACCTCCTGATGGTAGGTTTACATCTTTTCCACCCTGGAAACCTTCAGAGGAATTACCGTTATTGGATCCATCGAGATCTGTTTTATTTCCACCACCAAAGTTTGCATCTCCAACTTTCATAAATTCCTCCTATTGGTTATTACAATAATGGGTCTGTAGAGCTATATCAATTGCCTTATTTCCTGTTTTAATCGACTCTTCAGAAGATACACTAAGAAGCTTCTGCTCGAGAGAACTATCGGTCACCATTCTTACTGAAACAGTCATCATAATACGAATCGTATCCTTATGTAAATCACCAAAGCTATCGATTCCTTCTGGGAATATTTCATGAACAATCTCATTGATGATCTTGCTGTCATCAATTTGAGGTTCTTCAAGATTCTCAACTCCAGTAGCTTCAGATTCGGTAGGAAGACATAAATCATACTGAGTCAACGAGAAATCAATCAAGGTGGACAAGCGGCTTTTGAGAATGGGTTGCTTCATCATCGTTCGAGAGACATCGGCAAGGATCGAAGAACTGTTCGATTTTACGGATGGGCGACGAAGCATATCGTTATGCTCGCTGTCGAAGAACGCCTGAGACACAGAGACATCAACCCATTGCCCAGCCTTGACTCGGTTAGCCTTTTTATCAAAGCTATCGAGACCATAGTACGGAACCCAAAGCTGAAGATCGTTGTTGAACAAGCACCCGTTTGGATCGCCGTCTAAACCATCAGGGCAAATCGTCGGATCGATAAGGTGATACATCTTCATAAGTGCATCAGTTGTATCCGGATCCGGATCGTAAAGATCGGACCAACGAGGCGGCATAATGTGATGCCGTGTTGCTACTCCGTTCTGAACAAAATAGCTTCCAAGGAACAACAGCGGATTGAGCGTGTTGTCTAGGTAGTTGCGAAGGATCTTGTTTAATTTCGCATTTGCCAGCGGATCAGCGTCTTTTGGAAGTATCTGAATGTTCCCAGCCTCAAGCAGCTGATCCCATTCGTGGATGTCGATGCGTCCTTCGAGAACTGCCTGTTTAAGCTCAGGGTTGTCAGGGAAGGTCCCGTCAATGTCTGCGATGTTATATCCATGCGTTGCCGACTGCATCATCGTTGTGAGCGTGTTCATCTTCATCTTCATGCGCTGAGACGATGTGAGTCGCGATTTAACGCCGAACTCAGGAGTACAAGAACCAATAGGGATACCGTTCTCGAACTCTCTGTGGTCTCCATATTCAGGAAGCTTCGTTCGAAGGACTGTCTTCATCGATGCTTCGATTCCCTCGAATAACTTGATTGAGATAAGGTTACCCTCATCATCAATAAGGCTTTCGTTGACACTCCAATCAATAGCAAACTTGTTGGTGTCAGGAAGGAACGAAACACTATTGATGGTCATGATCGCAGGGCCTGATTTGCCTTTAACAAGATCGAACGCAGTAACAGGAGCATATACCGTTTGACCGTTCTTCTCAGCCTTGATGATTCCGACAACGTCGCCGATTGCAACTTTTTGCCCGATAAGGAATCCATTGTCGTCATGACCGTCAATGAATTTATTAACATACTGATCGATCATTCGCAAAGAACGCTCATCGCAATCAAACAAAAGCTTTTCTTTTTCGTCTCCGTTGATCAGTTTTTCAACAACCTCTTCAGCCGACATAAAGCTAACTTCAGCAAGATTAACCTGCCGCGGGTTATCGAAGTATGTCTTGAAGATGTCAGTGAGATCGAGCTCGAGTGTGTCAGAAGCCATGATCCTAGACTTGTCGATCAAAGATCGGAATGCCATAGACTCTGCATCTCCGAGCTGGAACTCATTCAGAGGATCGTAATAAGAGTAAGTAAGCTGATCGTCTGTATAGTAGTTGCTTCCAAGGGCAACACCATTAGTTGTTCTCTGGTTGATATCTTGATCCAAGAAGTTGACTACGTAACCGCCATTGATCCTGATCGGCTTGCACTCCACGCCTTTGAGAAAACTAATATCTGGAACAAGAACAGTGGCCCGACGCATCCTCGCCTCAATCAACATATCAGTATTATCTGATTCGATTATAAACAAGTTTCTCGGTCCAAAGCCTTTGTTCGAGATATTCGTGATTGTACCGTCTTGGCTTGTCCAGCCGTTGACGATATACCCATGGGTCCAAGAGGGCAATGAGTTTTTGGCTTTCCCATAAACATCGTCTGACATCTTCGCTCGTTCATCTTCAGATATATCAAATACAGACGCATCCTGCATGATTTTAAAGAAATCAGCCAAAGCTTTTCGAATACCAAGACGATTTCTCTGGGATGAAGACATCCAAGGACGCATCGTTTGATTGACTCCATCAAGATGATACTCGGCCTCGTAGCCTTTCTTTATATCCTGAGAGTAAAGATTCCTGGGAGTGATCTTTCTTAGTACCTCTTGAATTGGAAGCTCCCCATAACCAGGGAACTGCTTGAGCGCCTCATCGCATACTTCACCGATTTCTTGAGCCGTCGAAGCATCCTGCATCACATCATGGTAGTTGTAAAGAATGTTCCTCTCAAAATGAGAGATCTCCTCAATGGAGAGAACATCGAAAGAACCATCGGGAAGTTTACGAATCATAATCTGAGCAACATTGATGAAGTCCATATCCGCGATCATGGTGTATCCCAGATCAGAGCAAACCTGTTTAAGCCAGTTTGCAAGCTCGATTCGAGCTTCGGGAAGATTGAGTGCTGCAAGATTCTTAACGCCTTGGGCCACAGCATCCCATCCGTCTTTGTTAAACACGCTCAGCTTAGAGATAGAGTTCTTACCATCATCTCCCGTCTTCGCAATCTTCAAGTTCAGCTTCTCAGTACCTTTATCTCTAAATACCTGAAGGAACCTACCGAGAGCGTTCGACTGCATATCCGTTCTCGTGTTGGTCGATCTATCGGCTACGGAATGATGACAGCATGGTACGCCTTCAGATTTACAATCAGCGGGATGATAAATGCGCACAATACCTTCTGGGGATTCTTTGCGAATCCGATTAAGCGTTGTCTCATCAACTATCCAGTTTGTCCCAGAGGAGCTCTCAGAGATGCACCCGGTGAGATTTCGCCAGGAGTTCTCAACGTTAGGATCGTCGCTAAAAAACTCGTCTGCCGGTATTTCGCGAGCCTCAGCATCACAAGCTTCAGGAGTATAAGCAGCCAGCCAAATCAACGGAGCATTGATCTTAGCTGTAGTATTGCCGTTCACCGAGGTTGAGTCTTCGGTTTTAGCAGTAGCTAAAACGCTATTGATGTGCATGAAGTTCGGGGTAAAGTAAAAATCTTTTTTAGGAACCCAATTGCTCTTCAGGTATTGATGGTTTGAATTCCTGTACTGCTCTTTAAGCTGAGGGAGAAACTCAACGATCATATCGAGAATATCCTGCTCGCCTTTTGTCTTAGCTTCAGGGAAATTCTTCTCTACAAATTCCTGAGGAGAAAGCCTTCCATGGGAATATTTCGCGATCATCTGAATCGTATGGTCGAAAGCTTGATCGGTGCTGCAATTTTTCCAGCTTTTCGAGATAGCGTAAAAAATAGGCATGTCAGCAAAGAGTGTGAACAATTCGTTCTTGATTTGGTTCTGAGATTTTTCTGCACTCAGGGAGTTGTAGAGGCTATCAGTGGCAGTAACAACTGCTGTCGTATCAGTATCGGATTTCGCATAGATGTTTACCGTATGGTTCCTAAGGTCAAGTGCAAGACCAGGATTCTCCCTGAGGAACTCAATATAGCTCTTTTTCCCAAGCAACTTATTTTTGTTTACACGACATTTGCGCATCGTCCTCGGATCATATACGTCCATGTATTCGTCAGGATGAGACAGAAGGTATCGGATAACAGGGATGTTCCTTACAAAGTCATCGAGAGGCATTTGCTGTTGAGCGACATCCATAACACGATTAGCATCAGAGATTGTTTTTCCATTGAAAGCCATGCAGACTTGCTTGAACATAGCTCCAAGAGCCTGAGCTGTTTTAGACTTCTCCGAGAGACCGTAAGACAACTCGAAGTCTAAGACTGCCTCAAAGTTCTGATAATCGATAGTGACAGGAGCTTCTATGTTGATTTGAGCTTCGATCAACCGATTAACCTCAGCCTTACCTTTTTCGTCAATAAGCTGATCGAGGGTATCGTTTACATTTTTCTTGATATTACCCCAGTTCATAACCTGTATTTTGCCAAGCTTCCTACCGGCAGCTCTGACGTTTTCAAGTGCTTGGTTGCTTTTAAATGCCGAGTTGTTTCCGGCATGTTCCTGGTTCATCTTCTCAAACATCATCTGTTCGAGAATATATGTGTTGTGCATGTTACCGAGAGGATTCCCGTTATCGTCTACAAAGTCTACCTTTCCTATCCTTGAGGGGTTCCAGGACTTTCCATTGAACGTGACAAACGGACAACTAAGACCTTTGAGGTAATAGCGATTAAAAAGATCTTTGACGTTGAGCATCTTCTTGTCAGGATCAATCGTATTGTTAGTAAGGATTCTTTCTACAATACTGTTCTGAGGTTTTGCCTTCAGTCTGATAACTCGACCGTTTTCGATATCGAACTTAGATTCAAGCCAGTCGCGAGCAATGTTCTTCCACATGATGTTCTGCTTGCCGATGTCTCGGAGGCAGCGATCCATTTTGCTGTATTGAACCTGGTAGGCTGTCTCAAGCTTCATTCGCTCGGTCGCATCTAAATCACTTGAGTTCATTTTGTTTACAAGCTCAAGCAGAGAATTGTAATGACTATTTGCATCAGCGAACATATCTTCAGTAAGTTCAGTGAACATATAGCTTTTAAGCATCTTAGCTTGCTGCTCGGGCGACCCTTTGAGGTTCATAATCCTTTTATACAGATCGCTGTTCTTGAAAGCCTCAGAGGACATATAACCTCGACGGAGAAAAACGTCTCCACCTAATGTAGACATCACCTCAAACATCATGTCAGAGAAATCAGACCAAGCGTTTCTATTCGACAAAAGGTCTTTACTCTCGCAAATCTTCTTAAGAGTCTCGTTCAGCTCATTTTGGAAAGCTGCCCAAGAAGAAGACCGCTGAGCAAGAACGGATCTTAACAGATCATCAACCTCTTCAGCATAGCTTCTTTTTCCTGGATTAACTTTCCCTGGATGATTATGGTCCTCGACTTCAGTCATGAGGTCGGCATTTATCCAGTCCTTGAGCTTAGTTTCTCCCCAGATCTGAAGGATGACACTGTTCTCTGCCCTGTTACCGAACAATGCGTTCAGCGTATATTCACCATAACAATCGATAAATGCTTTACGGATCTGCTCATATTTCTCAACCTTCTTAATGAAGGCGATGGTTGCATTTTTCTTTTGCCGAATGCCCATGCTTTGGTCTACGATAATTGAGCCAGCGTTGTATTCGAAGGCGACAATATTGTTATTGCGCGCAAAGTTAGTAATGAACTCGCCAAGTGATGCATAGTTCTTTGGCATACCGGTATTTCTAACGATGGCTCTACGAGCATCTGTGGAAGACTTTAGAAGCGAATCCTCCTCAAAAGCTTCGCTCGACATAACTGCCGTGAGAAGCCCATATGCAGTGTTCTCAATAACCGAAGCATTGCTGCTACCGACGATAATCTCGTTACCGCGACGAATCTCTTTTGCGATAGCGGCCGGCACTCGGAAGTAGATATTGACAGTCTTTCCGTCCTTTTCACGAGTCTTCTCCCAATCGATTCTAAGAGCATTTACTAGATCCTCGAAGTCCTTAGGCAAGGAGCCCTCATTGATGAGATAGGAATACTGGTAAGAGCCGTCAGGATTCATTGTCGGCTCGTCTATCAACCTAGCGTTACGGTACGACGAACCATCGTATCCAAGAGATTCCCAGCGCTTATTCGAGTCAACGAGCTCTCCATGAGCCGTAACGTAGTAATCCATAACTCTACGAGATTCAAGCTGAATCTCCTGAAGGATGCCAGTAAATAAGGATGACTTGGTGTGTGCTAGGTTTCCTTCACGACCTGATACTCGGGCGGCAATAGTATTGATCGTCTTGATGAACGACTTGAATTGGGCTTCTCGTTTATTCGCGTCAACCGAGCAAAGTTTCGTCCAAGCATCTGAAATCTCGTCAATCATATCATTCGATAGATCGAATTCAGCTAGCGCTTCTTTCATCAATCCTTTTTGATTTTCCGCATCACCCCATTTCAGGAAAGCAAAAAGCTCAGGCTCGAGAGTGATGTCTCCGAAATGATCGAGGACGTAATCTGCGACAGACCTAGATCTGCCGAACGTCATCGGCTCTATATGAAAGGCGACGTTCGACATATCTCCGTCGAAGTCCTGATTGAAGAGGGGCGAGATGACAGGATTCGTATGGATATCCAGGCCCTTGTGAACCTTGATCGTCATGATGACAGACGATAAATCATTAGGAACCGGATGCTTTGTCACGATGTAATCTTGAGGGTTTCTGTTAAAAAGCTCCCTAATAGTGTCTCGACGATAGTCCGGGTCCGAGTTCATCCTATCAGGATCGTAGTCATCGAGACCGCTATCAGCAGCAAGCTTGTCCACAATCGGCCTTAATGGAGAAGTCTCCAACGTCCACGCATGAGCAAGCAGCTCATCTCCAATGGAAATATCCTGGAAGCGGAGAGTGGGGTCTCCGGAAAGCTGACCGGAAACTGCTCCTCCTACAGAACCAGTGTGCTGATTGTTCAACGTGTTCTTAATCGCCGAAGACTGATCGATAGTCGGTTTGGTGTCAGGTGACACTGTTCCTTGAATCGGTTCAGATGCTTCCTTAATCATCTTCGCTGCTCTAGCGAACCGCTCTCGACGAGAGAGCTTTTTCTCGGCAGGCTTGTCATCTTTCGGCTCTTCGTTCGGATCAATGGCCTCGTCGCGAGATTCCTCCGAAACTTCTCGAGAAGCAATCGTTGAATCTGCTTGAAGCTGAGGTTCTTCCGTGGGATTGTATTCAGCTTCAGGTTCTTCCTCAAGCTCATTGCTTTCCGTAGGCTTCTCTTCTTCGACAGAACCAGTCGTAGTCTGAGGCTGTTGAGGTTGCTGATTCTTTTCGGTTGTCGTCGCCGTAGGCGCAAGTGTACTCTCCTCTTCCTGAGGATTGCTCGGCTCGGCTGGCTGAGGCGCTGCTGGCTTTTCAGCAGTAGCCGGCTTCTCCTGACGATCAACTTTGATTTCAGGAATTTTCTCAGCGAGAGATTCTGTAGGGTATTCCTCAGTGGAAGGAGCCTCTACTATCTCATTGGCTACCTCGTTTGGGCGACGGAGACCTGTGTCTTGATTTTCACCCTCGATAGCAGGAGCTTGCGCACCTCCCTCTAGCTCAAGGTCACTACCACCTGGGGCTGTCTTAATATCGGTTTTTAGTTTTCCAATATTACCAAGGATTCCTGCCATAGGTTATTCTCCTGCCTTGTATTGGTCGTAATAGTTTTTCCAATCATCATCAAGATTATAATCCAGTGTCTTGTCGTATTTGGTCCGACGAGGATGAAATGGTGTATCTCTTTTCTCCTTGTACGAGTCTTTGTTCTTAGCGTAATCAACAGCTGTTGTCGCTGTGTTGATTGGAAGCGAGAACAAAGCTCCGCCGATAAAATTATCTAATAGCTCTTGTGCGCCAGTGTTCTCATCGCTAATGACATATTGCTTAGTCTTGGGATCATACTCTTGCTCACGACCCCAATCGGTTGCATAGGGATTGGTTCCAAGCTGCTGGATAGCTGAGGTTGCGACTTCCTCAAGTCCTTCATTGGCTGTCTTCAAAGCTCCCCTTGCAACAGGCCCAGCATATTTTCCAGTAGCCTTTTCAAGTTTTGTGATGGGATTTTTTCCTCCACCGATACCACTGGCTCTTTCAATAAGCGGATCAGCTAGATCTCCAAGAGCTCTCAGATATTGCTGAGACTTCGTATAGCCGCCTCCGCCAGACAGATCTCCTCGAAGGTTGTCGTTGTTGGGGTTGAGTCCTTGGACGTCTGCTATGGCGCGAGCTCCACCCCAGAGCGGACCAAGGAGGCGACTAACGACAGGAACCAATGTTTGCCAAGATCCAAGACCTGTATCGACAAACCATGGTGCTAGATTCTCTGCCCACGTTTGCAAGTTCAACCCGTCTTTCCAGGGAAGATCAACGTCTTCTTTGAAGATATTGAGCGGACCATGATCTTTTCTCACCACATTCTCGTTGTTCAAATATTTGATCAGATCATCAGCTGTGACTACCTGCCCATCTGGCATCGTGAAGTCTTGAACATTATTGCGAATCGAGTCTTCATCGTTGGGGTCGGCTTCAGCTTGGTAATAAATAACAGGAGCATTACCGACAATGTCAGCTCTATCCTTATCAGATAAACCAAGATCATCTGCTGTTGCGTAGACCTTGTCCGCAGTCAACCAAGAGTCAACTGAGTACGTTCCATCGAACGGACCATAACCTGTTACATAAAACTCAGAGGAATCAGGAGAGAACTGGACTCTATCGAAATCGAAATCTCCTGGGAGAATCGTACCGTCTTTTCCTACTAGAACACTGTAAGTAGGTGTCATTTGGCTGGAATCTCTATCTCCAAGCTCTTGTGCTCCAGCCTCTTTAAGCGCTTCAGCTTCTTCGGATGTTACGGTGTTTGGATCATAGAAATTTCCATTGAACCCGGTATTCTTTTTGAGATCCTCAACAGAAACCTCATTACCATCATTAAGCACAATAGTATCGGGCTGGCCCTCAGCATTCTTCTCGGCAGCATCTCGTCTAACATTTGCCGTTCCATTGAAGAAGTTATTTACATTGTTTGCCATTTCTCCAAAGTAGTTCTTGCCCCAACTGCCACCAGTTCCAAATGCGTAGTCCCATGTATCATCGTCAGCGCTGTTGTACGGTTGATAGTTGAACTCGCCAGAAGCTTTAGCGGGACTATCTGGGTCAATATAGAAACCATAGTTGGTATTTGAATCCATGGCATTTTTGTCTTGAGGACCAAACGATACAGGACCAAGATTGTAATCAAACGTCTGTTCCTTGAGCAGTGCTGCATCGTCGCCAAGATCACTCGTAGCTCGATCATTGTAAGCTTTACGGTATGCTTTGTCAGAAGCAGCGACATAAGGCAATGACCACTTGTTTCCCCAGCTGTCGGAACGATTGCTTATGATGTCCTTCTCGCGATCAGTTAGCTTTCGCTCTGGGTTTCCAATCATTCCTTGAGCGATTTGATCGATAGCGTCTGCGTAAGTAAGACCATTGTATGTAGGGTCATCGTCATCGTCTTCGACTAGCTCATTTAGGTATTCGTAGTCATCAAGCCGATTCTCAAAGTTCTTACGCTCTTCCTTGTTTCTTTCGGCTTGCCGTAGCTGCGAAACAACAGGCGTTGCATCCTGAATGGCTTCAGGATTCGCAAGAGGAGCAAAGGTGTCAACTGTGGTTTTCGCTATGTTCTCTGGGGTGTATGTGCTCGTCACATTGTCAATCCATTCTCCAATTCTGTTTCTAACGAAATCCTGATTTTTTGTCCAAGCATCGTTTTTATTAACTCGACTGTAATTCATATCGAAAGAATTAACTTCTGCTGGAGTGTATCCTTTTTTCTTCCCAGTTTGAGATGAGTTAATCTTCCAGCTAGATGGCAGCACGCTAGCAGCTTGTTTAACTTCGTCAGGAAGACTCGAGTTATTTAGCTGGTTTTGAATGTTCGTTCTTTGTTCGGTGTCTTTACTGAAGTCTTCAGGATTGGAATTATCTGCCATATCCATGAGCTTCTTGTTCGTTAAAGCAAGACTCGTTGATGGATCAAGAAGACTATCGAAGATTCCCATTAGGCAGTCCTTTCGTAGAATTGTATAGAGTTCTCGGCGTAAGCGCTATTGACACCGATTGATCCAAGGAGGCGCCATGTGCCAATTTTGAAACGATCATCTTGATGCCAGTCTTTGATGCAGATTACCGAGCCGATAGGATACACATCATCGAAATTGCCTGTGAAACCAGAATACGAAACGACCCTGGCGTTGATGTCAGAGAAGTTCTCATTGCACTTCTGCTTAAACACCTCGTCAGGGTCGTATGAATTGATCTTTGTAATAGGCATGATGTCTCCTCCGCTTCTCGCTTTGAAGACAATTATAGCAAGCTACATCAGATTCAGCACTTCATCGATACACTGCTTGCACTTTAGAAGGTCTTTTTTAGGGTCACCTTTGAGAAAGGCACGCCATAGATACTTGAACGCACAGCCAAGCCAGTAACCGAGCCTCGGAGTGATGATTGCTTGTAATGGGGACATCATGGAGTTTAAGGCATCCTTGCACGTGATCCTGTTGTTCCCTGCGTAGTGAATGGGATACGTGATATCATCGTAGGTGAAATGATCTTCGGTCTCTTTCTCCTTTTTAATATCGCAAGTTGGATCATTATTTGCTTCAGTATCACAGCTATCATGTTCCATATACCAGATGAGACGCCCCAGAGTCTTCCAGACGACGCTGTCGTAGCATTTGTCAAATGTCAGTCCGAGCAGAGTTCCGAGCGTTACCGCATCAACGGATACGCCACGGTCGATCATGTCATCGATTTTATCTGTAAGTTCTTTAGTATCTACTCCACAGACGTACATTTCTCAACCTTCCTCCCGCACATTGGACAGTAGTTGATGTCGATGTCAGTGTTGATCTTGTTCTTCGGATCGAACAACCGGAGGCTTCCATCGACCCAGATCTTCACATTGTTCCGCTTGAACAGCAGATTGTTGCCCTGACAGTACGAGCAGTTACTTTCCGGTGCTGCCATAGCCGCCTCGATTCTCATAACCAAGCGTAGGCACGGCCTCAAACTTGATCGGCCCCATGATCCGCTCGATACGGAACTGCGCGATCCTCGTTCCCTCAGGGATAGTGACGGTTCGCGTAGCGTAAGCAGGGAAGCCCCAGACGTCATCGTCACCGCAGTAGTCGTTCTCGATAATCCCCATGCTGTTAGCCATAAGCAGTCCCCAGTTTTTGCACGTTGAGGACCTCGGTACAATATGGCCTTCATACCCGTCAGGCATCTTCATCGAGATGTTGAACGGCAAGATACGAAACTCGCCTCGCTCCATATGGACCGCTTCTGGAATCGCTAGGTCGATCCATGCTCCGTGCCTCTCCGGTGGAAAAGCATTCTTACCGTACTTGATCTGAATCGTCTGCTCTTTCTGCTTCACGCTGCTCCCTTTCTCTTACCATCTCGAATGTCTCTCCGTGATCGCACCCAATTGTTTTCTTGGGCGCTCTTACCACAGGATGCGTGCAACCTGAGCCACGTTCGTAGTACACGCATCGAGAGCATCTTACCACATCGCAAGAACGCCTAAGGTAGGTAGAATCCATCAGTAATCCTCCCATCCAGTCTCGGACCTTAACGGCTTGGTCGGCTGCTTGCCGAACCGCTTCTTGTTCGTCCCGTCCTCGCAAGTTGCGCTCTCAAGCCCGATCCAGTTTCCATGGAGCGAACATATCGTAGTGTAGCGCTTCTTGTCCCTGACTCTAACGACAGCTTTCGGAGGAGGGCAATACTCGCAGTCGCGGCATAAGGTCACTTCGAGCGGAGGAGGTGGTAGGTATTTAGGTCTCGGCATTTGGGTGCCTCACAGTCAACACGTCTACGTCATTGGTACCGTAGACCCTCATGAGCTCGCGTCCTGCTGCGAACGCAGCCGATGCGATGGTGATGCCCTTCACATAGCCGTCTATCGATGTCTGGTCCGCAAGCTTGGCTTCCCATTTCCAGACGTCCCGCTTGACTGAGTCAGCATCGACCATGGGACGTAGCGGCTTCTTCTGTATCTTCGGTTCCTCAT